TTATCTTAATTGTATATTAAGAACATCGAGAATACGAAGTCTGTTTGTTTGATGATCATCAAATGTACCATTCACTATATTTTCTTTCATTTTACTTAAGTAGCTGAGTAACTCTTCATTATGTACATTGCTCCATTCGGAGTCATAAATAATATGGTCCAAGAAAAATCCATTTGTTTTGTACAATACATACATAATAATTTTGTCATTAAACTTAGAAGTGCCTATAAGTTTAAAATACTCGTGGTCCACTGGCTTTTTCATTTTCATCCCTCCATTTTCATTATAAACTTTAAATGAAGGTGTGATAGTACATTTGTCACATTAATAAAAAAACCTCCAACTATTGCTGGAGGGATTTAGATAGAGGTTTACTTGGGCAAACCCCGTAATCCGAATACACCCGAGTTAAGCGCTTTTTTTAAAAAATTGAATTCTAGCATCTAATAATATCACATAGCATCCTAATCCAACAATCACCATCATAGAAACAAACCATATTATGTAAGATATGTTAATCATGTTTTGATTATCTAATACAGGTACCCAAAAGTATCTAGCACCTATTAATGAAATCAATGACATAACTACTACAAAAAGCATAGATGGCCATAATTGCTTGGCTATCGTTTCAGTGGTTTTTGAGTTCATTATCTTCCCCAAAGCTTGAGGGTCCATACTAATTTTGATCACTCCTTAACCACTTTCTAAAATACATGAAAGCCGGAATAGTATAGAACATGAGTGTACCTGGAAGCACTGCAGCTAACTGGACCAGCGGGTGTAATGCTGAAAATATTGCTATCGACCCTAAGGCTAATCCTGAAAGCGAACTCCACTTTTCAACTTTATCTCTATGAGCTAACAGTTGTTGACCCATGGTACTTTCCTCCTTTTTAGTATCTATAATACTAATTATATCACTAACAGAGGTTTTTGGTGATGAATTCGATTGCCCGTTTTTGGGGTTATTCGACAAAATACTAACAGTAATATCATTGACGACAAATTTATTGAGTTCCTCGAACAATGATGAATAATTGATTGTTGCAGCATTTGTTTTTTCGCCATAATGTAGGTTCAGATACTTCGTGTTTTCTGATATACAGATATTTTCGTCAAACAGACTTTCGCTTGATTTCTTATATAAATCTTTACTAAGGTTCATTAATAATAAGTCACTTGGAATAATGTTCACATTAAATAGCTTTTCTTCTTTATTATTATTAGCGACTATCATTAGTTATTCTCCTGCGGATAAAACATAAGCGGGTATTCACCCAACAGTTCATTATTAAAAATAATTTTGCCTTTATACTCACCTTTAACTTTAAAGGGAACATTTCTGAAATCAAGATTAAAAACAAACCCATTAGCTTCATCTGGTAATGAGGCATCAAAATTGTTATTCTTAGGTACGTTTATGGGATCAGTCTTTATTGGAGTGTCTCCTTCTGGTGATTCCAATATAAATTGTACAGTATGTGTTTTATGTGGATCAATTTTTATTAAACCACAGGTAACTGAAAAAGAGTATGTACACGGTATAAAAGGTGGTCTAAATAAATTCTGAGGGTTAATTAATTGTAAAGTATTACCCTTGCCACTAGGATTACTAACGTTTTGTGAATCCTCAGAAAATGTAAAGCTTGTTATTGTAACGTCCATTGATAGTCCCCCTATTTATTGTTCAATATACTATATTCTACATGATTTTCCATTTTCCTGCACTATCCCCTGATTTGTGTTAATGAGAATTTCACGAAAAAAAAGCCCTCCAACTCATCAGAGCTGAAAGGCGTTTGTGTTCGTCCCCGGTAACAGAACACATATCGTTCGCAGATAGTGAAACGGGGATGTTTCTATTTTAACAAGCTTAATAGCTTCTTGCGAGTCTCAGAACCGTAAATTCCGTCTTGCTTCAACCTATAGTAGGACTGGAACCGCTCCACAGCATCTGCTGTCTTCGGTCCATAATAGCCATCTACACCATTATTTTCAGCACCTTTTTCCGGATAGAACGGCGGTTTGTTGGATGCTAAGGTTCCTTGGACCGCACGTACACCATTGCCATAGAATGGAGGAGTTTTTACCCAATAGGTCTCATCAGGCAAAACAGGTTTGGCTGCTTCCTTCAGCTCCTGCCTGGTCACAGGACCAACAATGCCATCCACCTTGATACCTCGATCTTTTTGGAAGGCTTTCACCGCAGCTTCCGTTTCAGCGCCAAAGTCGCCATCAGCCCCGTACATAGGAAGCTTATACCCTAGATCAAGCAGCTGCTCCTGTAGCCTTTTGATGGCTGCACCACTTTCCCCTTTCTCTAGCAACCCATCATCCTCAGGTGGTTGGTAGCTTGTCTGAATCGCAAAGATCGGCTTCTTCCCTGCTCTCAGATCAATAAGAGCTAATCCGCCTGTCAGCTGCAGGTGAGGATAATCTTTAAAGGGTGACCAATCACCACCCCATTCAAAACCTAAGTCTTTAGCGATAGTGGCTACTTGCTTCCAACTTTTATTGACCCTCCAAAGCGCACGTTTCCCATCATTAGATACCAGGAAGAAATCCACAGCCAGCCCAAAGTTATGATAGGAAAATCCTGGAGGAGCATAAGTTACAATGTTCCCCGGTGCTGTTCGTCCTTTGTTATAGAGAGCTTGCTGCTCTGCATGGGTGCGCAGCCCATCCGAAATCTGTGCCAATATTCCCTTCCTATATGCACGTTCAATTATCGTAACTGCCCGGTCTTTTACCACTGGATGGACATCCCCCATATTCCTAATAGAACGATTGACCAAGGTTTTTAAAGATACAGTCATATCATTTCATCTCCTTATATTTAGTGGTGAATTCTTCTTTCACTTCTTCTGATAATGCAGCGTTCTTTTTGTCTGGATCGATAGCATTTAACTTCTCTGCTAATCCAGGCGGGACAACTACACCAATTTGAGCTAAGTTTTCTACGATACTTAATCCTTCGTTTGCTATATAAAAAAGAACAGTCGCGTAAGTGACTGCTCCGTTCAATCCAAGTATTTGATCCACCACATTGGCTAAGATGATTACCACCAGAATAAGTACTTTCCTAGAGTAACCAAACAAACTTTTTCTGCTCCAAAGATTGCCAAACCTTATGGCTTTAAAAACTCCGGTTACAATATCCAAAGCCATAAGTAATAATAATAGATGTAGAAACTTTACATCACCGAACAAGTAAAAACGGGTCGCCTCTAAATACTCCAAATTAACACCGCCCACTTTGTCATCATCTCCTTCATTTTTAATGACCCCCTAACGTATCGTATATATCTCGTATCATATAAAAAGCCACCCTCTCCCCTGGGGTGGCCGGGTGCTGCGGCACCCTTTTTTTGTGCATAAAAATAACACCTTAAGCCAGGCGTTCCATTAACTTATTTTTCACTAAGCCGCTCATCCCTTCCAGGGATGCGTCTTTTTCGTAATCCTGGACGGTTACTGGTATATAACCATTCAGATCCAATTGGCCAGCGGGGTCCATCCCTCGAAAATGGATGTGCACCTTTTCCTCATTTTCTACTGTCACAAACTGGACATTATTTACTTTAATGCTCATTTCCTCGATCATGATTGATCAGCCTCCTCAAATTGTTCACACAAATAATCATAGGTCAGTGCCTCATTTCCAGAAAAAGCTTCCTCGCTGGTCAGGAGTACTTCTTTTACTGTCATTAACATGCTTTGATTATCACCACCCTCAAGGACCAATTCTTCTTCATAGAGCTCCTGGACGTCTTTCTGAAAAGCTTCCATATCCTTGATGTCGTACCTCTTTCCATTCTCTAGCATTTTAGGGTTTCCTTCCTCATCCAGGAATGAATGTTCCTTTGCCAGGTCTTTCCGCTGACCTTCTACCTCCTGCAAACGTTCAGTCAACTTTTTGATAAATGTCGTCCGGTGTCTGGATTGCTTCCCTTTCAAAGACAAATGAAAAAGCAGGTCGATTGCCTGCCCGATTTGTCCGTGTTTGATTTTCACCTGCATTAGGCCGCCTCCTCCAATTGTTTGATACGTGCTTTTAATGTTTCATTTTCCATTTCCAAATAGTTGATACGCTCATCATGATCATAATAAATGCCAGCTAACTGCTGGATTGCTTTTGTATTCAAACTCCGATGGGAATAAGAAGAGATGGCTGCTCCATCATCGGATAAGATCTCACTAGGTGTTTTATAGCCTTGCCCAATTACGAAACCATATTTGGCTGCATTTATACCATTATTCCAGTCGGATACCAGGTTATATTTCATGATTTGTGCATGATTCATGAGAATATCCAAGGCATTCCCTTCCCATGGCTGTATGTTGGTTTTAGCGTCTTCGATGGAAGAAACGATGAAGTCTGAAGCCCGAATCGGCTTGTATGTTCCGTACGTCTGATCCGGTGCCAACACACGTACCTCGTTAGGAGTGTTAAGGTAGAAGTTACCGCCAGTCGCTTGGATGGCAACTGCGTTAGAAGCTTCAATGTTTACGTTACCACTAGTAGCTTCTAACCGAGCAGTGCTCCCGTAAACCTCTGTTGACCCTGCAGAGGAAATCTTAACAAAGTCTTGTGCTGTAAATATACCACCGAAATTACTGTTTATCCTGAAATCCTGATTAACATCCAAACCTACGGTAGTCCGCAGGGTCGCCCATTGGTTTAAGAACGCAATACTTGATGGGTCCGGCGGTCCCCACGTCTGCCCCGTTGTGGTGATTCCGATGCGGACATAGCCGTTTGCGTCTCGGACGAACCAGCCATCGTCGGAGATAACAACACGCCCGTCGGTTCCTGTCGCGGTGAACGTCGAACCGGAAATATCAACTCCAGATATATTACCTGCTGTAATGTTTCCCAATTCACCTGTTATGTCACTAAGTACAGTTACAGCTCCCTGAAACTCGATATTTGCTGCTTGGATTTTAATGGTTTCTGCCGACTGGTTGATGGCAGAAATGACCCCGTTTTCTTCTACTTTGGTGCTTATCTCATTGCTATGTTGTGTGATAGTACTTTCCGCTGAACCCACTCGTCCTTCTAGAGTATTAAACGTAGAAGTTTCCACCTTGCTAGTGATTGCATTGGCATTCTGGGTTATATTTGATTCGGCAGTGTCCACACGCCCCTCGAGAGTATTGAAAGTTGCCGTTTCCACTTTCGATTCGATTGCGTTGGCATTTTGGGTAATTTCAGATTCAGCTGTCGTAAGTCTGCTGTCAATCGGCGATACTGCGCTATCCGTGTAATCCTGCGCCAGTTTTCGATCCACCGTTTCAATTAAAACACTGTCGATTAACACCCCTAGACCGGATCCAGTGGTATCTCCCCATATCCCGAGAAAATGATCGTTTGAATTTCCATTGTTCTGAGGCACATCGTAATAGAAAGTATAAGTTGTCCATGATGTTGTAGGAGTGAAGTAGTTCCATCCACTATTTCCTACACTGTTTGTCGAATAAGCCGCTGCAAATTCAGCTGTTGGATTGGATGCTGGTTGTTTGGCTATAATGGATACTTTTATCGTTTTTCCACTTAATAACAACGCCTTGGCTGAATCAATAATCAAGGCAGTTTCACCGGTAGTCCCACTAGGTGGCGGACCTGTATTAGTTGATTGGAATAGCCCTGTCTCCGGTGTAGTAATACCACCTGTTCCGAAGGTAACTCCACTCTGCCATGCACCTTGGATAGCAGCTTCAAATCCATTCCTTACAATTTGATCTAAGGATTTTACATCCGCATAAACTTTTGCATCCGCTATCCCCTGTTCGTATGTTGTCTGTTCCACTTTGCTGCTTATTGCTGTGGCATTTTGACTGATGGAAGTCTCGTTGGATTCAAACCGGTCCACGATGCCCTGCTGGTCAACCGAATAGGTAGTCGTATCCACCTTGGCGCTTAGGGCCTTGTCTACTTCGGTAAAAGTATAGGTACCAATCTCACCTGCAACCGTAGGGCTTGATTTTTGCCAAGCAGTACCATCCCATCTTTTTAACACGTTCGGGTTTTGCGATGTATCCCACCAAAGCATACCAGTAGTCGGGGCTGCAGGTGCTGTGGTCTGTTGCGGTATTTCCTCCTGCTTCATCGCCAATTGGCCATCAACATAAGTAAGATTCGCTTTATCAGCTAGGTCATTAGCGATTTCCTGCATCTTGTTGTCATAGGCTGTCTGAGCAACCGCGTAATCTACAGTATATTGTTCGGCTGCAGATTGAGCTTGGTTTGCCACAGTATCCGCATGGCTCTCCGCAGCTGTTTGAGCAGCATTGGCTTTTGATTGCGCTCCCGTGATGGACTCAATTGTATCAGTACCAACATCAGTGTCCAACTTGGTCTTGGCTTCATTACCGGGTACGTCTTTGGAATCGATGGTTTGTTTATCGTAGGTTACTTCCCTTACCTCAGTCATGGACACTTTCTTGGTTATTTCGGCTTGTAGGGACTTCCAAACGGCATCCACTTGTTCTTGGGTGTATTCAATATAATCTCCAAGGGTCACTTTCTTTTTCGACTTATCCACGATATTCCTGTCCTGGGTATGAATACGTGCTTCCAGATAAAGAGAAGGTTCATAGCTGGTGTCCTTGATGCGGATGGTATCACCAAATCGGATTTTCTTATTTTCCATTCCCTCAATATGTTCCAAATCCGCAATGCCGCCCTTATATTCCACACCTGCGTTAATACGCTTTTCTAATTCATTCTCTGTCAAAGTACGTAAACGGGATTTTGTCATATCATAGTCAACGCTAAACGGCTCATAAGGTTCAATAAGGTGCTGCAGGGCGCCGTCTTTAAGTTGTGTACCCCAACGTTTCAGTGCATCCTGGTTCTCAACCAAAACTTCCAATCGGGTACCATCTTCTCTTTCAGGACCAACCCCTCTCAAAGCAGTAACAATGTTTCCTGTTTTCTCCTTACGGGATAGCTCTAAAAGGTCTCGCCCCAGTTCAGCCGTTCTGCCTCTCCATGTGCCAATACGCTCCACCATGTCCACATAACGGCCAGTTATTATACCGTTACTGTGTTCAATACGAAAATCCAATTCCAGATTTAATTCGCTGGCAACCTTTTTCAAATAAGCATAAGGGTTGCTGTGATTATCAAACTTGAGTGTTCTGACACCGTTGAATATTATGTTGCCTGGTTCCCATTCAGTGTTAGCCAGAGCAACTGAAGCATGTCCTTCAGCACTTAACGCATCGGTGGTATGGGGATCTATGACCTTTGCTTTCTTCAACCCTATGAAGCTGGCTTGGCTGTATACTTCCACTTTCCTTGTAATGCGATTAACTGCTGCTTCACTAATGATGAACTCGCGCATTTCTCCGTTTTCACCGGGAATGATGACTCGATTGCGCTTAACTAAGTATTGAGAAAAGGGTTGGTCTGCGTAAGTTTTAAAGTTAAAGGTTTCCAGGTTATCTTTCAATGACTGATGATGATTATTTGTTAGTATTTTCTTAAACCTGATATGACCGAGCAGTACTTGTCTGTCCGCAATATGGATCATGTGTCTGCCTCACCTCCTACTTGCCTCGCTCCCGATATCAGGCAATTGCATTAAAGGAATCTGGTGCCAACACCAATTGATTCCTATATGGCTTCAAGGGAAAAAATGTGGAACCAAAAGCAATATCTTCAAATGGCTCACCATTTATCAGTACCTCGCCATTGTTGGTATTATCGAAAGTGATAAAGTCACCAGCCTTCGCAATATAAGGAATCTGATCGGAGGTCAAGTTATTGATTTTCTCGACCTTTAAGTTATTAACTTTCATGGCGGGCGCGGTATAGGACCATCTAGTTCCAAAATGAACTTGAACCTGTGCTAGCTTGCGTACAAACTGCTGCTCACTATCCATGTGAAATTCCCGCACACGAGTGTGATGTCGTCCATTAACTTGGATGATTTCTGCTATATAACCTTCCCACTCATGTCCTCGTCGTTCAATTCTCACCAAAGCTTCAAGAATACGGGCGCGGTTCCAATATGGTTCTTCTTCCAGAAAGTTATAACCTACATTCACATCCCCCGCTCGTATCACGCCCTGTCCTCGAACAGCATTGGGAAACACATCTTTCACAGTTGCCGATGCGACAAATTGATCTGTTTCATCTAGCAGGTGTATTCCTACACGACCAAGCAAGTCCGGAGAGGTAGAGGAATCAAATTCGAACCTAGCTTCGACTCGGAAATCCGTCAACACTTCAGATAAACTTGTTTTTAAAGCTGGGCCATGCCAACCCTCTGCATATCCCCAGGTATCCGGTACAAATCCTGTGCCATCACTGACAATAGTTCCCGCTACTGTTCCACCATCTATGTTGCTTCCTGCGGTCCAAGCGGTGGTATCCGTTAATTCATCATCCAGAATAGTGATGTACTCTTCAACCGCACTATATTTTTCAACATCAACAGGCCGGCCGATCATCATATAGTCATTGTTCTGGTTCTGAATCATAGCAAATGTAATAGGAGCCAATACTTCGAGTTCAAAGACCGGTTCTGCATCAGCTGTCCCGTTGTTAGTTATCTCTACAACATTGTTTCCGTTGAAATCTGCAGTTATTACCGGCCCGTAAATGTAGGGGTCCAGCATAGTCAAAGTGATGTTAAAGACGCCGTCTGATTTGGTGATGTTCTCTATATCATACTCGCCTTCCTGCAGGACAAATATTTCTTTTTCAGGCGTTATATCCCGGACAATGGAGAACTTTTTTTCAGTACAAAATAGTTCATAGATTTGGTGTTTCTTACTATCGAACTCTGAAAGCGTATCAGCCTCTATTTGTAATCCGATGCTTACGTGGCGTTCTTCTTCCTTGGATTGCGATAAATAGGAGCCGGCCATTCCAGGAGACGTTAACTTTGTACGGCTGACGTTCGGTGAGTAAATGTGAAAAGACTCCACCCATACACCGATATCATGCATGTCAGTAGTGGTATCCTCATATTTCACTTTGAAATTAAATACACTTTTCATTTACTCACCCCTGAATTCTTTTCTGATTTCATTATCTCTTTCCCAATGTTCCTGTACGACTTCCCATACAATCTCTCCCACAATCTCTCTATCCATAATGACATTACCTGCACCTACATTCACTGCCATTTTACTTTTAATATTATGGGTGGAAGTTAATGCTGTACTCATGTTATCCAAGTTTCTACTGATTTCAGGACTTACCCCTACACCACTCGCGTAGGCGGGCAACCCACTATTGATTCTAGATAATATTTTCTTTGTTTCTTCTGCTGTGAACACATCCGCTCCACGTTTTAAGTCTGGAATTAATCCAAACCCATGAAGTGACCATTTGTTTCCTTCTCGTACAAGCTCTGGTCCTTCTTCTCCGACAAACGCTGGACCGCCCGGATGAAAGTTTGTACCTCCTGCATAACCAACAGGGACATTATGGCCATTCCCTCCCGAATACCGGAGTGATATGGTTTTCCACACAGTTTCGGATAATTTACTGTTTAATTCATATGCACTGGGGGATAAATTTGCGCGAACGTTCTTGCTTACATCTCTTCCTAGTTCATCGGTATAATTCCTGGCATCACTAGCCAGATCCTGAATCTGGCTTTCAGCTCCATATAACTTATCGATTTGGCCATCTATTGCAGCAACACCATTCAGGTATTCATCGGTGTTCCTCATGTTGATAGGGGTTTGGTCTTTCAGTTTTTGCTTTTCCTCTTCAAGTTTACTAATTTGTTCATCGATGACTTGACTTACATTTCCCTGGTTAACTGCTTGCCTGGCAACTTCTTCTGAAATTCCAGCGTTTTTCAAGTAATTGAGTTGCAACTTTTCATAGACCATACCTAACTTAGAGAGCTCTTTATCGGTGTTACTAAGCTTAATTTGCTGTTCTGTCTTCTGTTGTTTCAAGGTTAATAACTGATCATTTAATCCTTGTTCTCCATCTTTGATATAATCATATTGCTTTTGCAAAGGTTTGATTTGTTCTTGTAATACAAACCATTCTTCAGTACCTGCTTTTACTCTCGATTGTTTGGCTTGAAGAGATTTCAATTCTTCTGACACTTGATTCTTCATTGTCTGTAATTCTTGAGACGAATGTGTATTTAATAATTGATTGATTTCCGCTTCTTTTGTTTTGAACATATTCAACTGACGTTGCTGAGTCTTCCGTTGTTCTAACAATTTACTTTGATTATCAGCAGCATTAAAGAATTGCTTCTCTAATTCCAAGGTGGCCATCTTAGAGATTTCTTGATTATATTTCCTGAGCTCAGTAGTAGCGCCGGCGATTTTATTTCCTTGGTCTGTAATCTTTTCAGTGGCGCCTGGCAAGGATTCCACAAGCTCCGCATTTAAACCTACCATGGTTTGCAATTCATCATTAGTGAACCCAGACTTTTTTTTAAGGGTAGCCATTTCTTTTTTGATAGCAGCAATGGTTTCTGGGTTAGATGTCTGCTGTAATTCATGTTGGAGATCAATATATCGACCGAATTCATCACTGGTTAACTTAGACTTGTTCCTCAACTCATCGAACTGCTGAATCATTTTACCGGTTTCTTGATGTTGTTTACTTAAAGAGTTAGCTGTTTCCAAAGAGACGTCTTTTAACTTTTTCTCTTCACCTGTTAATGTACCTACTGTGGTTATAAGCGTAATCAAACCGCCAACAGCTAATCCGACAGGTCCAGCTTTTCTAATTAACCCGAGGAGAACGCCTTCCAGCCCTTTTTTACCTGCAGCCGTTTCAGCTTTACCCAAATTCAAACTCAATGATCCGACTATACTAGACAGGGTAGAAAATGTTTTTAATCCAGGACCAGCAACAGCAGCGCTTCCCGCCAGTGTAAGGAGAAACTTTTGGGTATCCTCATCCAATTCAGCAAACCATTCGGACAACTCCTGGATATGAGGTGTCACATCCTGAGCAATTTCAAGCAGTTCTCGACCTAATGGTTCTAAGGAGTCCAAGACCCCTCGCAATGTTTTTTTGAATTCTCTCCCAAATGTCTGCTCTTGGGAATTTTCTAACTCTTTCATCGATCCGTCAACGTCTTTCATAGATTCATTGACATCATCCAGGGAATAAACCGTCTTAGCACCCATGTCCTCCCACTTGGTACCAAAAAGCTCTACTCCAATTTGGTTCGCTTTGACCTGATCCTCCATTCCCTCGAGTTCAGGTAGAACTGTACGGAATAACTCTTCTGCAGTCGCTTCTCCGTTTTCGAATTCTTCGAACAGATTTTGAGTTTCTTTCGACATATCTTCGAATGCATCTGAGGTTCTTTTTGAACCATCTCTTACACGAATATCAAACTCTTTCATCACATCGTTGATGTAATCTAAATTGTAAGCACCGTTTTTCGTTCCGTTGGCCAAGATCGAAAAATAATCTTCCGCAGAGAATCCCATCTGCTTGAATAAGGGAGCATATTCGGAAATGTTATCGAACATCTCTTGGGAGAAGTTCAAACCTTCCTGCTGCCCTTTCGTGAATAAATCCATTGCTTCTTCCGCGGTTATACCGAAATTGTGCATCAATTGATTGACACCGCGAGTTGCTTCGCTCATATCCGCTTCAGTTACATTAGCTAGAGTCAACATATGCTTGGTTGCTTCCTGCAGCTCTTTTCCATCATTTATCCCTTGGATATTCTGTTTCACCATCATGATGGACCTGGCTACTTGTTCAGGAGAATCACCAAAGCCGTCTTCCCAAACGGTTTGCATGTCTTCTTCCAGTTGTTTTGCTTCTTCTCCAGTAGCACCTAGAGTACCGGTCATAAGTTGAGTAGCATCATGTAGACTCAAGGCACTTGCACCAGCTGCTGCACCTACACCAGCGAGAGGTAAAGTTACGCCTTTGCTTAAATTGTCGCCTAAATCATTAGCTTCCCGTCCGATATCTTTTAATGATTTTTCATATTTATTTGCATCTGCCCGCGCATCTTGCATTTCTTGGCTTTGTTTTGAGATTTCTGTTTTGGTCCGACCAATTGTATTTTCCAGCTTTTGTTCAGATATACGTAAATCAAGAAGTTTATTAGACAATTTATTAGCTTCATTAGAATTTTCTCCATACGTCTTCTTCGCTTTCTCCAATTGCGTTGAGGTGGCATCTATTTTCTTTCTGACGATATCTTGTTCTTTGCCCAAATAAGTAACTTTTGCTTCCAGTTTTTCTGTTGCTGTCGCGGTATCCTTCATTTGCTCGGACTGCAATTTGAATTCTTTTCGAAGCCTGGTGCTTTCTTTATTCATTTCTTTGATGCCTTCATTGAAATCTTTATTGAAGACACTGAAAGTAACTTTTGTTTCATTCCGTTTTGCCAATTATTTCACCTCCTCAATATGTAGCAGGGTTGTTCTTCCATCCGTCGTATGCTTGTTTACTCTCATAAATCCTTTCTACATCCGGAATCGGATAATGCCAGAAAACATCAGAATCAATACCTGACCCGAGGCAATATAAAACGTAGCGATCCTCCACACACTCCAAGTTCAACTTAGGATTCTTGATCTGTTTCTGGCCTTTATCTACCTTCTTACTAATGCTATCATTCAATCCTTTGGCAAAATGATTAGGACTGGACTCTGTACATGCAAGTATCAGTCCTTTATATTGCTGGATTAATTGATGTTCATCAGGAGCATAATTCTGTAAAAATTCTTGAAAGCTCATCCGTTCCTGTTTATCCACCCCGATGATACCAAGATAAATGACTGCAGGGTAAAATTTCATCTCTAATAAGTCTGGCAGCTGTGATTTATCAATCAGACCAAGCTTTTCACCCATGCTTAATGAATGGTTCGTGATTGCCGCTGGATAAACTTTTCCTCCTACTTCAATCAGTTCATACCTTGCCAATATGATCGCTCCTTTAAAAAGAAAAAAGAGCAGGCATTTTACCTACTCTTTTATACGGTCGTTACGCTTAACGCATCGCTAAGCGCAGACTCTTTCCCATTCGATCCGATAGCTTTGACCTGATAACTGTAAGTTGTAGTTGCAGTCAATCCACTATCACCAAAGCTGGTTGTGGCACTTGTGCCTACGGATACACCATCCCTATAAATTTCATAATTGGAAACCCCCTCGCTATAGGTTACTGCATTCCAGGTCAACGTCAGGGATGTAGACGTAACGTTAGATGCTGCTAACCCGGAGGGGGCATTAGGGAGTAGCTACAGCTTCAACCAGTGTACGATCAAACTGGGTATGCCATGTATCCGGAATAGTAGTGTCCTCCAGTTCGGAAACAATAGCTTCATAATACATTTGCTTGGAGTCATCTGGATACGCTGCAAGAGTGACTTCCATCAATGCGACTTCATCACCGCCGTTTTCAATTGTGAAAGTAAAACCTGTAGCACTTACACAATCCGGGAATGCAATTAGTTTCGTTACATTTTCAAATTCATCAATCGCATCCGCTGTTAACGTGAATCGCTTCCCTTTTGAATCACTGCCATAAGAATAAATGCCAGGCTTTAATTGATCATTCGAAAAGCCGAAGATATCACGCAACACCTGCACCTTAATGTGTGCAGAGACTGTTAAGTCCATCTTTTGGGGCTTCACCTTTTTACCAACCTCTACCCCTTCTTCTGTTTTGATGATCTCTCGAAGGGTTGTTTCCCCTCCAACGGAACCGACAGCCCCGAATTTTTTTCCTGGGTTCTTTGTTCCATCGGCCTCAATCGTTTGAAGACTTACATTCGTGACCGCCATGGGGTCAAACCTTTCAACTACTATCCCCATTAAAATTCCTCCTCTAGAAAATTATCAATACGCTCGCTTATTAGTTCTATAATTTCTGGCGTGGTTTTTTCCAGACCTTCTTCCATAAACCGCTGTTCCAGGGGGTTATGGGGACCTCTACCTTCGTTAGGAAAAACAAGATACCCAAAACTTCCCGGATTTTTAGCAGCTCCACCTTTTGTTTTGACGGTAAAACCTAAATTGTGCTTTTCACTTTTCGACCACTTGCTATACTTCGCATGCTTCTTTGTCCGGTTAGAAACAGGCAATTCCTTAGTAATGGCAGCAGTCGTTCGTTTAATACCTTCATTATGCAGGACCTGATTAATGATATTTTCGACATTATCAGGAACTTTTCGGAACTTTTCTTCCAGCTTCTCTACTTCCTGATAATCAAGATCATAGCGAATACTCATGTTTCAATATCCTCCGGAAGATCAATGTTACTCGGTCAAAGAAATCTGTTGTTTCTCCTTTTTGTACTCGCTCCTTGATGGTTCTGCTGAATGAAATACCTCTCACTCTCGTCCCGACTGATATGATATCGAGAGTCGTGGCCTCGATGTCTGGATTTCCTTCTGATATATAAACGACATAGACTTCCTGTGACAGATTTCCTTCCTTGCTCGCTGTCGTCATATCTCCGTAGACAATAAGAAAATAGTTGTTATCTGCAGGGAGCTCATCTTCAGCCGCTTCATCAACAAAAACCGGAAGAGTAAAGGTAGTGTTCAAATCGTTTACCAGTCTTTCTTGTTGCTCAGCCATATAAGCTTTCGCTTTTTCATTCATTCAGATCGCCAACTTCCTGCAAAAAAAAATAAAGATAACGTTTGCTGCTATCCCAGTCTACGGTGATGACGTCATATAGAATACTGTTTACCTTACATTTTAAAGACGACTTTTTCACGTTTTGGAAACCCGGAGGAAAGGGGGTCTTCACCTTCATATCCAGACTGGCATTCATCGATCCGGCCATTTGGTAATCCTCTTCTCGGGCATTCATTAACTTGAAAGCAAGTTTCCCTTCTGCTGCAAATACCTCTCCAATACGCTTCCGCGCTTGATTTCGCTGAGTCGTCAACTTTCCATAGTTAAGAAAGCCATCATTAAACACTTCATGAAGAGGTTTCTGTATTCGCCGCTTCATAAGCTTTCACCCCTTCACGGATAGATAGCTTCGAAAGTTCACTGGCGAAGTTAATTTCAAAAAGCTCCAAAGAGTGATTATAAACATAACGACCGTAGTCTAATAGTAGTTGCTGGGCGAACAAGTCCTCTGAATAATCAATAACGGTACCACATAACCCATCGAGATATGCAGCACCACGTTTGACATGTTTCAGAAGCTCCTCGTCTTCCTCACTCCAAGTTATTTTTAAATAACTTTTCAGCTCGTTAAGCAGGTATTGAAGCTGTGCTTCGGTCATAAAAAAGCCACCCCCTATTCAGAAGGTGACTCATTTTTTTCCTGGAGTTTAAGGATAAGGGAGATACGCTCGTCCTCATTTTTTGTTTCACCTGGATCCCCACCAAATTCCTTGATTAAATCCTCTTGTTCCGCTTTGTTTTTCTGCCGAATATCCGTTTTGGTTAACTGCTTTGAACTTCCAGTTTCAACCTCTTTAATGAATACCCGCTTGTACTTCGGGTGTTCGTTGGATAGTTCTTCAATTCGTTCTTCAGAAGGTTCGTATCCTTCTCGCGGATACTGGTCACCTACCTGGTAAATTACCTGTTTATCGTCTTTGTCGTTAGGGTCCTTAGTATCCCGAAATCGATTTACAACTTCATAAGGCATAATTATATTGCTCCTCTCAGATTTTTATTAAACCGCAGCAGCTGTAGTAACAGAAAGTGCAGAGCTCAAGTCAGACTCAAGGCCATTGGTTCCAATAGCTTTCACCTGATAGCTGTACGTAGTTGATGCAGTCAAGCCGCTATCGTTGAAGGTTGTAGCTCCAGTAGTACCGATGGATACACCGTCGCGGAATACTTCGTAACTTGCGATTCCTGTATCATATGCCACTGGGTCCCAAGCAAGCGTCATGCTTGTATCCGTTACATTAGAAGAAGCAAGATTAGCAGGAGCTGCAGGGTCGGCTGTTCCGAGAGCATTGATATCATAAACTTTGAAAGAATTATTATCCTTCGGACGACCATTTGCAAGCATTCGAGTGATATAAACCGTTTCATCTTCAAGGAAACGATATTCTGTAGAAGCTTTAACTTTTCGCTCCGATCCTACGCCCATGAAGTAATCTTTCGCCAGCCCCGCAACCAGTTTCCCTTGTGGCATAGCTACGGACTCAATGATGGTGGCATCAATAGGTAAATTCGTCATAAACTGACCCGACGCATTACGATGAACAATTTGTTCAGCCAATTTATAGTTGTAGTCGTTTGGATTAACCACCAAGATGATATTCCTAACCTTCCGCTTCCCTGCATTTGTTAAATCTCCGCGGATGGCATACAAAGATTTCACACTAAAGTCTGGAAGAACTGTTGCTTCTTTATCTGGATATTTCCCATTTACTACCGCTCCATCCAAGTCCTTGATCATACCGATAGGCTGATCTTCACCTGTGCCTGCAATGACTGCTTCCTCTAACGCAATAGCAGACGCTTCTACCAAAACGGTACGAACGTATCGGTCCAGCCAACGCGGACCAAGTTCAAGCATGGCGTTTGCTACTGGAAGGAAAGCCGAAAGTTTATAGAGGTTGGTATCTACAGTTTCGAATCCTTCATCCAGCTGCTCTTTAATTGCATCAACAAGCTTACCCCACCAAGCGCTGTTGACATTACCTTTTTTAAGAATCCATTTTGTTACCCCAGTGGTATTTACAAAATTGATTTTCGCAAGGATAGGGTGCTCTGCAACTAACTCATCGAATACACGATCAATGACGGTGGCCGGTACTAACTTTTCTACTCCTGCAAAACCTGTACCATCAATTACCTCGTTGTAGTATTCAGTTTCTTCTTTTGTCAGCGAGTGGATTCCTCGTTCAGCAAGGACGCGCTCATCGTTGATTTGATCATTTACGAGTGTTTGTGCATCCTGAAGGATTTGTGTTTGAATCCCTTCTGCCATAGAGGTGAGAGCTTTTGCCATCTTATCTGAGTCACCGCTCTCCAACGCATTGGCGATATTTTGCTTCAATTCATTTTGTTGATTGTCTTCGCGATCCAGATTTTGAATCGCACCTCCAAAGTGTTGTAAATCGAGTTTTAATTTGTTTACCTTGTTACCCATTTACTTATTCCTCCTCTAATTAAAAAGCTTCTATTTTGTAAAAGCGTTTAAGAAATTCTCAAATATTTTTGCATTCTTTTCAAAATGACCGGCTGGTGTTTCTTCTTGTGGATCTTCCTGAGTGTTTTGTGGCTTCACCTGAACTGCATACTTAGCAAGAATTTCATCCTTAGCGTTTTCGATAGGTTCTTCTTCCTCTTCCTCCAGATCGATTTCTTCAACCACCTCGTCCGCAAATCCGAGAGCTAAGCACTCCTCGGCAGTTAAGAAGCTTTCTTCTCCAAGTAGCCGCTCCAACTCTGACTCTTCCCCGATAAAACGTTTCATGTAACTCTGTTTGACAGGTCCAGCATCTATTTTAGATATGTCATCTGCAACTTTATGAAGTTCTTTTGCGTTACCCATGGCTATTGTCCAGGCGTTATGAATCATCATCATCGTATTGCTTGGCATGATCACTTTGTCACCAGCCATTGCAATGACAGAGGCACCACTTGCAGCAAGACCATCGATATGAACAGTCACCTCTGCTTTGTGGTTTTTAAGGAGGTTATGGATTGTAACTGAATCAAAAACATCCCCGCCTGGCGAATTAATGTGAACATGGATATGATCTTTGTCGATTGCATCAAGTTTCCTCCGGATATGACGGGCGTTAACATCACTGAACCAACCGCCGATAGCTCCATAAATGAATAGCTCAGCTTTATCTGCCGCTTCATTTTTGACTTCAAACCGACTATCCATATTTGAATATTTTTTCATGACTTCATTCATGTTAATCGTCATTTTCCTTCACCTCCTTTCAAGAATTTATTGATTTCCTCGTAGTTCTTTGTAATGAAGTATTCTTCTGCCCATGGTTCATCGATTGGCTCCTCATCAATCAACCGCTTATTATCATTAACGGAATGAGTTCCCGACGATAAGAACTTCTCAAGCGCGTTAGCCAGCTTGACTGGATCCACATACTTGATAAGCGAAGTATCGATTTTCATATAAGTACGAGCCAGATATTCTTCCTTGGTGTAAAACTTTCGATTGATTTCATCCTCGATTAGCTCAGCTATAGGTTCAATACAGAACATCAGAAAGTTATCTGTCTGGCCTTCGATATCCGCCAGATCTCCTTTAAGTAGTCCTTTTGGAATGTTGAACCCCATACTGACGAAATCAAAAATATCATCAACAATGGCCCGTATATCCCGGCTGGTCCTCCCGCTGTTGGACATACTTTGCATTTCTTCCAGCTCGCGTCCTTCTTGTTCTGGAAGTACAGCTGAATTTTCTGCAGTCATGAACCGCTTCAGCTGTTCATTGAACATATCCTCAAGCTTTTTCTGGTCCTCGTTCTTTGCTGAACGTATACCTCTCATTTTCAGCTTCGCCCGTAAAGCATTGGACCGCTTATAATAATTCATCGCAGAGGTCAGTAATTTGCCGTAACTGGCATACATACTATCAATTACGTTCTTGATCCGGTCATTGTTCAATTTGAAATGGAATACTTCACTCTCCATAAATGAACGGCTCAGCTGATAATTTTTGATGGTTACATTTTTATAAATGTTTTCAAAAAGAGCGTATTCCTTCACGTCAAATGACTCAGCTACATACAGTCGTTTGTTTTGCATGACCACCAAACATTCATTTTCCAACACAAGTTTCGATACAAACTCATGAAAAAATTCGCTACTATTCTGATTCTGATTCGGCTGCACATTGAACAAATAATAGTTATGGCTCTTTTTTTCTTTTCCTTTTTCAAACGTCCGGAATTTCGACCGGATTAACGTATTCGCGATTAAATTAATACACGATTGAATCGCTAGATTTTTATAATGATACTCCACCCCAAGATCCACCCATACCGTCTGAAGGCTGGAGGTATCCGTCTCACTGGAGGTATAGCCAAACAATTCTTTTAATCCCAATATCTCACCCCCTTAAAAGAGCATTACATCAAATGGTTCCAGTGGTACCGGTTCATCTATCTCATTGTCAAGCACTAGCGCATGCAAAAAAGCGAAAAACCCATCGGTCTTCCGCTTTTCTTTGTCAATTTTGCAGTATTCCATATTCCCATTGCCTTTTTCATCCTTGTACACATTACCTACGTACCAGCGCATCAGTGGGTCGTCGCCAAACACGATCGTATGATTGATGAACATATCATCTACCAGCGGGGATAGCATAGCATGTGTCGCCGGTCCTCTTCTCACGATTTCCACTTCAAATCCCGCTTCTTCCAGTTTGGGTTTCAGAATGGCTGCTCTATATTTATCCATCACTACCTTTTTGATATTAAAGGTATTCAACATATCGATAAACCAATTCACTACTCTGTCAGGATCGATGGATTTTCCATATTCGATGGTACACAATTCTTTTTCTTTAGCGACCTCTATAATATCCGGATTAATGTCCTGCAGTTTCAAGGCGAGGTGATGAATGAAAGTATGCTGATGCCAATACCGTTTACCCTCATTTTTAAAAAGTACGCCGACAGAACAAAAGTCACGAACGTCAGCAAAATCTAACGCACCTATCGCTTCTATGCCCGTCATATCTTCGGGTAGTGGCTGGTTAGTAGCCAATCGGTCTTCATAAGTGGCCACTTCTTTGCGCACATCCTCTTGAGGGCAATTCATCCGCTTCGTCATAAATTCCAGACGTAGTTGCGCGTTGATTTGCATGTCGTGATACTCCTGCTTCATTTCCTGCTGTAGATGCTCCAGGTAAGGGAAAGACGGATTCGCCTTTTCCCACTTGCTCAAATCATCCACCTCTGATTCATCATCTAGTTTACAGATGAAAGGGAATAAGGTGGATTCCGGCAGCTCTTTATTGAGTACCATCTGGGATTCAGCTTTTAGATCGTCCAAAACCCCACCTCTTACATAACCATCCGTAGTAATGAAAAATGTACGTGGATCCTTTTTCTTCCCTAAACCAGAGGTGAATACTTTTACGTTGCTGTAATCCTCGTATTCATGAATCTCATCGAAAATGACCGCTCCGGTACGCTTGCCATCCTTGGTCCTCGCATTGGAAGTATTGTACTCCAATTTGGATTTTGTTTTTCGGTGCTGAATGAGCATCTTGGAATAATAGAAAATTTTCTTCATCTTCTTTTGTCTGGATGGATCGTCAATCACATCGTACACATCTTCAAAAGAAGTTTTTGCCTGCTTTTCGGAAGTGGCCACTATATCAATGTCATATCGATTGATTCCATGGTGATTGCTCATCATGTAAAAACCATTATAAGAAATGTATCCATTTTTACCCGCGCCACGACCAAGCTCCATCAAGTAACGGTTGAACATCAACCGGCCATCTTCATAGCGAACGCCATATATAAAAGCATTACAAAACCGCTGCCATGCCAATAATTCAAAAAAGTAGGGCTCTGGTTTTTTTACCGAATCCTCTATGGCTTCTACATCGATAACGACTCCTGGCTGGTCCAGTTTCCACCTCAGGAATTCCATCAGCTGCTTTTGTTCTTTACAAGCTTCTACTCTTCCCTGTTCCACCATCTCCATGTAGTCATCGATATAAGGATGATACTTATATGTCCTCGTATTCATCTGCATCATCTTCAGGGTTATTTCTCAGGGAAATTTCAACCAGCTTGATCAGTTTATCGTAAGCAGCTGTGTAGCGATTCATCGTAGTGTTATACGATTTTTGAGCAGGGTTCTCAATCAGCATTTTCTGTGAGCCATTTTTGTAAGTGTAAGTAGGACCCTTGGTTTTTATCGTTTCCTCAAGAATCTCCAACTGGATGGTCATAAACGCTAAACGCTCGATTAATTCCTTCACAGCTTCCCGAACACTTTCAGGCATATCGATCACAATGGAGTTGAGTCGATCGATTTCCTCCTGGATCATTTCGTTTTGTTTCACTTTGCTAGGTTTTGCCATTCACCCCACCCCTCTCTCATGCGCGAAAAAGTGAAAAATGTTTTTTCCGTTCTCCCTCCCCCCGTTTCAAGGGTCTCCCAAAAATCGCAAAACTGTTTGACCGGGGGGTGTTATTTATTTTTATGACAGTGACTCATACCATTTGTTCTTCACCACTACCACCTCTCCTCATTCAGGAACTTAGGCTTCTTCTTTCGAATGTACTTCTCCAGTCTCTTATGTTCTTTGTTATGACAATTGATGCAGATGGCTTCCAAATTATCCAATATAAGTGCCAGCTGTGGAAACTGCTTCACCTCTTTGATATGATGCACGTTCTGCGCTGGCTCGACTCTCCCCTGTCGTTTACATTCTTGGCATTCATAGTTATCCCTTTTTAAAGCAGCAGTTCTTAAATCTCTCCAGGCTTTACTCTGGTAGAACTTCACCAGGTTGTCTTGGTTTATTAGTTGTTGAATTTTATGTAACTCGATTTTGATCACCTTCTGTCATATAAAATGACACCCCTTAATGGAGTGTCAAATATGCTAAATTACTTGTTAATCATCCTTCCCCAGCAAGCCTAAGGTGTCTTTGGAATGCTTCTTCATTTTGTACCACTTTCCAATACTCAATAGTTCTTTGCTCTGCGAGTATTTCTCGCTCTAATTGTCTTCCTTCAGATGTAGGACTCATAGAAGTGATCAATTCCATCACGATTTGAGTCAGAGGCTGACCGATGGCTTCTTTAAAATTAAAACCGAGTAATTGAAGTATATTAAATGTGTCTTTAGACAACAAAGGTTTAAATAACTCAATGGCTTCTTTGGCTTTTTCCGCATCAGTATCACTACTTTTGCTTAATAATTCTTCTAATAAAGGTACTATACTCTCTGTAATGAATTCAATATCTTCATCTGAAATCTTTTGAGCTATCAGCTGTTCCTCATAAACTCTTATAGTTTGTATTAACTCATTCTTGTCAGCAATTAACTCATTGATAATTTCTCCAAGTTTATTTACAGCTTCTTCCTTATCTTTTGATTCTCTAATAAATTTTACCTTGTCAAAAATCGCTTGTGCACTTGTTTTTCCTACATAGGTTCCTGCTTTAATAAGTTCTGGATTTATATCCATATTAATCTCCTTCCTCTCATCTACATAATTCGATAAATAGGAAGGTATTTCCTGCAAAGCTATGGTCTCCACATTATCCTCGAAAGATTATTGCATCTCTAATACATTTTAGAACCACCTGTAAATCTGTGTCTTCGATATGTTCTTCATCTAAAATAAATTTTTCCCCTGAATCCATGGTAATAATTAATGATTTAATACTTGAAAACTTTTTAGTTCCCATATAAAACAATCCGGATAGAAATGATAAAGTGCCAATAATAGCTAGAGTCTCATTGTCTGAATACTGTCCAAAGAGATAAAACAATATCCCACCACCCAATAATCCATTAGGAGGATCGACTTCTTCTTTATCTATTATTACTGAGCTAATAGCCTTTGTCGAAATTATAGTATTGTTGTATTCAATTACAGCAGATGTGATTTTAATATGGGAATTTTCAAAAAAGGCATGTTCTTCTAATTGACTTGTAACGTTAACTACACTCAAGGCTAACATCCCCAATAGCAAATATTTTCACCTTTAATATCTTCTCTTATAGGTGGCAAACGTACCACAACTTTTAGGGTTTAAAGAAACGTCTTATCCAACATGAAATACCCCTAGAAATTTAGCCTTATTACTATCTAAATTCTCATTAATAATTTTATAGATATCTTCATGAGATATTTCCTTATAACTTTGTATATCAAGATGCACTTCATGAATCACTGAATTGTAGACTAGGTCATTCTTTACCGATACTCTAAAAGAAGTTTTTCTTATCATTGGGTTACTCATCAATACGCTAATGAACTCTCCTAAATCAAATTCTTCATTATATAAAATAAATTTTAGTAAAAACTTTCGCCTCTTCAGTTTTGATTGATAATCAGAATTAATGTTTTCAATCGCTTCCTTAAATTCCTTTTTTATAGACTTTATATCTTCTGTATCATCGATATTTTTATCTTCCAACTTTTCAGCCTTTTCAGTATATTCATCAATTGTTTTCTCATATTTTTCAACAGTTTTTAACAAGTCTTCCCTCAAACCATTTAACGAAACTATCTCATTAGTTACCTTATTCATCTCTTTTAATAAATCACTGCTTTGTCTAGAGCTTTCATTTGAGTGTATAAAAGAAAAGAATATTGCTATAACAGCAAGTAATATTGATAAGAAGGTACTTCCTAGGGATATCTGATTTAACAAAGTTTCAGGATTTGAAGTTCTCCACGCAACAATTACTGAAATGAAGACTATTAAAATGAATATCCAGTAAACCAAATCCTTTTTACTCGGAAAATCTTTTTTGATATAGTTGTTCTTCCTATTATAATCCATAAAATAACTCCCTGAATTTTCTTTTTCTACATATTTCTACAATAGGAAGTATATTACCTGCTATATTTTATATTTTATCTCCATGAGCTCCTGACCGAAAAAGAACACCCCAACGGAACGCCCTCTTATATGCCAAAAAGTTTTACGATTGTCTTAACTGCTACATAATACTTTTCTGTAGCGTCAACCAATTGGGGTATATCTTTATACAATTCATATGCGATGATAAATTTACCTACATTATGTTCAGTAGTATTCACTTCTTCTTGGGCTTCTTGAATCCCTTTCTTTGTTCCTTCTTTTGCAGCCTGGTGAATAATTGTTTCAAAATTTTCTATCTGGTTTGGATTTAATCTACCTACCATTTCATCAATATCAGGCATATCCCCATATTCACGCTTAAACTCTTCCAGTTCTCTTAAGTTTGTATCACTTTCATTATGATTATTGTTGTAGCTATTGATTAAACCTTTGACTTGATTATAAGAATAAATATAATCGTTTAATATCAGCATTGGAGATGGAAAACTAGGCTCTGTTATTCTTTTTACACTTGCCCTAACACTTTCAATCCGTCTTAAGTGATTCTCATACCATTGAATAGTTTGATTATTTTTTTGGGCTATTGCTTCGGCCTGTTTAATGGGTCTTAATGCTAATTCCATCCTAGCTTCCATTTCTTTTACTTTTTTCATAATAGGTGGCTCATATGATTTAAACACTAGTCCCCCTCCTTTTATCTAACCTATTTCGATAAAAAGGAAGGTATTTCCTGCTTATCTCCATACACTCCCGCCCCTGTGTGATCTACAAGAGAAGATTCATTCCCACGTGTCCATAGAAAAAGCGCCCACCCATTTGGATAGACGCTTTTACATAGAAAAATAAACAAACTTTGGAAAAAATCATCAATCTTTCCATAATTACATATTAACATGGATTTAGAGGTCAAAAGTGACATTATAGTGACAAGACGATTTTTTAATTTTTAGATACAGTTCTGTTTAATCATTTTTTTTCATACCTTATACTAAAAACAATTAGAGGTGGTAAAAATGACCAGAAAATTATCAGCTAGACTGGATGAAGAAGCTGACCTTATTGCCTTCTTTTTAGAAGATGAAAGTACATGCCATCTAACTATAATAAAGGATAGTCTAGAGGACGAACATTATTTTATACCTCCAATCTCTTTAACATTTAAATCCATTCAAGAAATTGATTGCCTTCATAACATTTTAATATCAGGGATTAAGGATCTTGATTTATTCGATAAAAATAAGCTTTCCTATGATATGACATCTACTTCGCATATAATTTCGACTGATGCCCCCATTATAATGGGAACAATTGTTTCAGGAAAACTCAAATTAATCGAATCTGATTATTTTAACGATTCTGTATATAAGCCTGCTAAACAGATAATCTTACGGAGAGAGCAACTTAAAATTCTATATAAATTATTGAACTTTATTCTAGGTGAGCCTATAACTATGAAGTTCAATTATGATATAAAAAAACATAAAATTCGCAAAGATGTTCCATCTGGATGGGATCTCCTCCAGTAAGGTCTGCCTCCAATCACTAATAGAAATATAACTTGCAACCCATAATAAAATGGCTATCTCCATCCCAAGAAGTCTACAGTGGCTTGTATAATATCATCCCGCCATCGGATTGCCTGACGTTTACTTATATTCAATTTATTTGATATGCCATCCCATGTTAGGTCCCTATTCTTGCTCCAGTACCTCAATCTACATAATTTCTTGTAATCATTCGGCAATGCATTATAAACTTGTTCGATTGCTTGAGCTATCTCTTCTAGGTGTTTCAGCCGCTTATTGGTAGATAGCCTGTTCACGATCTGTTCAGTAGGAGAAGTTACTTGTCCGGAGCGGCTTCCGCCAATGTTATCGTCACTCACTTTTGTTGGATTCATGATTTCTTCTCGTAAGTTAGCAATCTCTCGTAATGTTTGATGATAGTTATACCATTCAGATTCTGCATGCTTGAATGTAATCTTCTTTGGTTTGGTTGCTGTTCGCATCAAAAGCCCCCTTGTCTATTACCATCTGCAAAATCAAGCTTCACTTTATACTTGATTGCATTGATCTCTTCCTGGGTAGTAGTGAGTGCATTTTCCCACCGCTTCCAATTCCCATACTCTTCCGCTTCTTCCTTTCGTAATTCAACGACAGCAAGTTCAGCCGCTTCCTTTTTGTATTTCTTAGCCTCAAAGAACGTTTCTGTCTGCACCTGTTTTCTTTCCGCCCGTTTGGATTTATACCGATAAGCAAATTCCCCGGCCAGCTTGCCGATGAATACCAGCTGCTTCGATTTCAATTCTATGAGCCTTCCTTCCTGAGAGTCCGGCACCGCTTTGATAGCTCTGTGGTAGCGGATAACTTCCTTTAAGTATTCATCCACCCAATCTTTATCAGGCCTGTTCTTTATATCAAGCTCTTCCATACAGCCGCTCCATGTATGTTTTCATTACTCCCACACTCCAATCAGTAACAGCATGACAATCAGCACCCAGAGGAGCGTACTCATCTGCTATCCTCTTATAAAGTTGTCTGTGATGTATTCCCGCTTTTCTTTTAAGTATCGATGTTTAGGCTTGCCGCCCTGTGAGCTGTCGCATTCATATCCGGTGATATAACCATCTGGATGAGTCTCTTCTACAAATACCAGGAGAAGCGGATTGACTTTGTTTTGCCAACGACCTTTCAATCCCGACATTTACAGTTCTCCTTCCATTCCTCCCACAGATCGAGTCCCTGCTTTTCCGGACAGTCTGGATCGCTCTTGTTTCCGCATTGCTTGCAGGTGCGTATGATCTTGTGAGCGATTAGTTTTAATTTAAAGCTTCCGTGTCTGCAGTTTGGGCATTGCCCCGGTCGAAGAGCTTCTTCCGAGGATTGCTCCTGCTTCCATTCATCCATTTCCGTCCATTTGTATTTCTTAGCCATGGTATAGATTTTCTATCTCTTGGCTGGTTGCCTCTCGGATGTATGGACTATGCTTGTTGATGTGATCTCCGTTTTCTAAGACAAGATAGTTCGACCGCTCCTCACTCACTTTGGCTACCTTTGGTTTTGCATTGATCATTCCAGCTGGCATGATGTAAATGAGTTTATCCAATAGCAACGAACCTCCCTTTTTCATCTCTTGGCCGATTTACTTTTTGGAGCGGAAACGATACCGCTTGTTCTGGAGTCATCCCGCTGTAATAAATTCGATATCGGTATGCAGCAACAGTTATTCCGTTTTCCTTTGCTTCTCTTTGCAAGTGCTCAGGTATAGGTTTTTGACGTTTGCACAACTCCGGGAAGTATCTTTTCTTGAAGCGGGTGAGAGAAGCACGTCCCATCCCCATTTCTTCTGCGATTGCTTCATGGCTTAAATATTGGTTGTATAGACGGAGGAACTTTTCTTTCTTTTTTTTGATCTTTTCTGGCAGGTGACGTTCGATACTGGCATAATCATTCACCCTTACGTGAAGCGTCAGTCCATTTTCCTTTTTCCAGACCATCAACTTTGATACAGAACAATTACACAAGGTTGCTACCATATCGTCTGAATAACCCCGTTTCTTGTATACAAAGTATTTCTCTGGTGTAAAGTCAGCCAGAATAGGTTTTTCAACTTCCCACCGATAGATCCGGTGCTTACCAATCATTCCATGTTCTAATTTCCAGTTGTACAAAGCACCTTTGCTGCAGTCGAGCTTCTTCCGTATTTTATCGTCGGAGAGCTTTTGCTTTTTATACTCCACATACTCTTCGACAGTGAAATCAGCTAATTTTAATTTTCTACCTCTCCCCATCCGCTTCTGCTCCTTTCGTATAAGGGTCGAACTCCGCGGCAATAAACAACACAAAAACGCTTTTATGGTCGATTCTCCTCTTCCGCATAACTGAAAATGGATATGTTAATACTTAGGGGGAGGCTGTTAGCCCGGGTAATCACTCCACCCTGTACGTTGGCAACAGTCCTCCTTCTTTAAATTAAATAAAAAGAGGAATCATATGATGAACTTAATCATGAATAACATCGAGATTTTCGTTTTCTTAATACCTGGAGTCCTTATGTTTATAATGGGATGGATACTTTATAAAGTTTTTTCATTTCCTACTAAAGAAACAAAAAAGAAATAAACTTTAGAATATCGCAAAACCATTATTACTTACTAGCTTTCTACTGTTAATCAGGCCTTCGGAAGACTGCCCTGTACTTAACCATGAGATCCACACTCTTAAAGGTGGAGCGGCTGTATCTCGGTATGCTGTCATCATCATAGTGATAGCGCTTTGTTGTGGTATGGACTTTATGAAATGGTTCTACTTCGATGTAACCAGCCGCTTTCCGTTCCTTGCACCTTCTCCAGACGTCTTCCCCATCCATCCCGCAAATGACTACATTATGGTTTCTTCTATACGGATGCTTACTCTTCATCGACAATCAGCTCATCGATATGCTTGAAATTAAAAAATAAATGGTCCACGCGGATACAATTCGGATACATTTCAACTAAGGAGCCAGTATAAGTGAGTCCAATGTTAGTTTTCACCGTCACCCAGTCACCAATCTTCAAATCATCTGATAATTCATACTTGTACTCCTTTTTAGATCGCCTGGGCAACCTCCCCGACCTCTTCGGTAAGAATAGCAAGCCAGTATGGATATGGATGTCTCTGCACTCCCCATTTCTTATCTTGGCGCCTCCGCTCCTTGTTTAAATCTTCAATGGCAGCTGTTTTCAAAGGCAGTTTCATTCGGTCACCTCCACTTTTTTGAACCGCTTCACGTTATGTTCTGGATGTACATCCGTAAATTCGCTGTATGGCCGTACCCAGGTGATTTCATCTTTGAATGATTTATAAATGACCATTACTTCTTTGCTTTCGCTATCGAGCGCAAGCCCCATAACTTGATAGGTGTTGCCTTTGAAATGCTTGTAAAATTCGCCGCGCTTTACGATGATTCTCCCCTCCATTCTCGAATGTCTTCTATCGTCGCCCGCTGCACTTTAAAAGGTTCACCTTCAACGAAAATTATGTCTGTCGTATCATCATCCAGGTCTTTCAATGCATTGATGAAATTTCTTTCTGGAGAGGATCCGCTTACCAAATGGAATGACCGTGGTGAGCGTTCTTTATTTTCAAGGTACCCTTTTTCTTTCAATCTGGTTATGTGCCGATGAGCGGTTGATGCAGAAGATACGCCTAAATGGTTTGCTACTTCCCGGACTGTTGGAGAATGTCCTGTTGCTTTGATGCTTGCTTCAATAAAGTCCAGTGCCCTTTTCTGTTGCTGTGTCAATTCCTTCATGCTTGCCCCGCCTTCCGTTCTTCCGCTTCCATGAAATCTTCAAATTTCCGGGTATCCGGTTCATCTATCAAGCCATGCTTCCAGCAATCGTATTTGTCGTAGTGATAATATGGCCCGAAGCGGCGGATTGCTTCTTGCCGCAATTCCTCAGCCGCTTCAGGAGTATCATGGATAAAGTCATGACAGCTTTGACATAATGGCGCCCCGTTCCTTGGATTGTTTCTGCCTATGTGTGAACGATAAAGACGATGGTGATAGGATGTATCTGGATGCATGCAGATGACACAATCAGGACCGTATATGCGGTCGATCTCCCGCTTCTGTTTATCAGTGAATTCTGAGCGCCTTGCCCTGGATGGAATCTTCATCCGCTTCAGCTGCTGTTTTTTGCTGTAAGGATTCATTCTTCCATCAGCAACTTGGTATAACCGGAAAGCTTTTTATGCCGTTCAATCTCGAGAGCCAATTTTTTGGATAGGTTATGTTCGGTTTTCATGTAAGCATCAATGACTTTGTTCTTCTGCTCGATTCGGCGCATGGCATCATCCAGTTCCTGTTTGGTTCGTTCATGAGAGTTATGAGCAGTTTCCAGTTGTTGCTCAACAAGAGCATAGGATTGCTTGCTGGTTGCCTGACTTAAATCATTCTGTAAGCGGATGATTTCTTCTTTCATCCGTTCATTCGTCCCTTGAAGTTTTTCATAATCCCGTTCAATTCCCTGAAGACGAATCATTTCCTCTTGAGAGTTTTTATATTTTTTAAGAGCATCAGCTGCTTGATCTTCCAGTTTTTGAATTGTCTTCTGAGACTCTTCATACTTGGTCTGCAATTCGCCGTATTTCTTTTCCGTTGTTACAGCCGCTTCTTTTTCCTGTGGCTCATTGTCCTTTTCAGATTCTTCTTTAACAGCTTGTTTTTCCCGGACATCTTCTTTGATCTGGTCATCAAACTTTGCAGCATAAGCAGTGTCGCGTTGTTTCTTGGTGGTATGTTTCTTTGCAATCTTTTTCATTTCATCGAGCGACTTGCCAGTGAATCCCCATTTCGATTTCTTTTGACTTAACACTGGAGCATGTATACCCATTTCTTCAGCTATCCTTGCGTCTGTCCAACCCTTTTCCTTGTACTCGATATAGGTCATTGGATTAACTTTCATTCGTTTTCTCCTCTCCTCTTCGGGCATTTGATAGGTGGTTACTGTGTTATCAAATGTTGTTGCTTTACTACCGAATCGCACTTCATCCATATGCCGATTTGGTATAGTGCTCGCCATTCACTCACCTCAGATCATTAGTATTTGTTCAACATCGCTCGCGTTTCCACTGGACCTGGTACGACTGGGCCCCGGAATTCATTAGCAATCCGCTCCTCGCTATGACGCTCCAGCCAATCATTGAATTTATTGAACCGCTCCTCTTCCGTTTCCTGAGGAGTAAACATGACTACACTGCTCATTCCTTCGACTGCTTTCATGACCTGCCTCCTAAAGTTTCCTTAGCAATAATTGTTCATAGCTTTCTCCGCAGATTTCCTTCAGATATCCCGATGCCATTTCGACCATCCGACGGTATATCGCACCGCCAACCTGTTGCTCCATCTCTTCCAGACTGGCATTCGTTGTGAAGTTGATCGGCAGCATGTTTTCATATCGGTAATTGACAATTCGATAAAGCACATCCAGGACAAAATCAGTCGGCTTTTCTTTCCCTAAGTCATCCAAAGAGAGATGATCACATGTTTTCATCATTTCAATCAGTTCACTTGCTCTGGTGGTCGTTACCCATTTGCCGTTTTCATCTTTTTCGAATGATTCTTTTAGTTGGCCGAAGAACTCTGATGTATTGACGAATACCGCTTGCACGCCTTTCCTGTTGAGCTCGTTTGTTATTGCTCCTAACAGGTGAGTCTTTCCGGTGCCGTAACTTCCCAACAAACCGAAGGAGCGGCCGTCTTCTTTCATAGTTTCAAAGCTTTCCGCATAATCGATTGCTGTTTGATAAGCTGATCTCTGAGACTCGACAAGCTGCATAACTTGATCGTAATCTTCGGCCGGAAAATCTTTCGGGTCCAGGAAGGTATAGTTGTCAAATATTCGTTGTTTGAAGCGGCGGGATAACCCTGATTGTTTATCAACCTTTTGGATCCGCTTCTTTTCCGCTTTCCGCTTCGAGCACCAACATTGCCAATGTACTTTCGTCGCCCAGTTTCCCGCCTGACTAGGATGTACCTGACCGCTGAAGAAATCACCTTCCAGAATGTCTTCCTCTTCTGAATTTTTAAAACGACGCATCGGAATCCACACCTGGTCTTCACATACTTCACAGTCGAAGCTGGTGTCTGGGTCACGTTCCTCTGGATGCTCGTTTAAATATTCCGCTCTACTTTTCAAATCATCCGCTTTCTTGACCAGCCGCTCCTTCACTACGTTCGGATCTTCATCCGAGAAGATGTTTTCTTCCGGAGGAGTAGTCTTTATCCCTCGAATTATCGCTTCGATGCCTTTCTGGAATCCGTCCACCTGGTTTGCCTCCTTTTGCTTCACGAACAACCTCCAGCTTCAGGCGGTCCCATTGCTTGCGAAGCTTGTCCGGACTAAGTATGTTTGTATGCCAGAATTCATTGCTTTGAGCCCAATCAATCATCCGGATTACTTTTTCAGGATTACGCTGATCAATCTCTACCAGTTTTCTAAAATCATCTGCCCACTTCTGATAATTAGGTTCTTTATGCTCTGGATTGTTTTTAAGGATCCTTTCATAAAGCCTTTCAGCCATTTTGTAATAAATTGAAGACGGGGCGTATTCCTTCGAGCCGGTTTTGCGAGAAGAATCGCGACTTTCTTTATATTCTTTTTCTTTTTCTTTTTCTTTTTCTTTTTGCCCCCTTGTCGTGTCCGTGTCGTGGGACGTATGGTTTGACGAATCGTTACACGAGTCGTTATCCGCTTCGTAACGCGTTTCGTCGTACGAATCGAATAAGGGTTTAATGCTGTCATTTGATACATGTTCAGCGATATATAGAATCAATGTCTGGTCCTTGACTTCTTTCAATTCCTTGGTAATACAATCAATGACTGGCTTGCCGCCTCTATTAAGATTGTATTTGCCCCAGTTTTTAATGGCGATCTCCCTGGTCTCGGGATTGTAACGAATAACTTTGTGATAATTAATGAACCGATCGAATAGACTATTTACTGACTCCATCGAGTAGCCAAGCTCGAAAGCCACCCGCTTCTTTGTAATCTGGTAAATGCCAATCTGGGTGGTGCTTGGATTTGTAAGCAAGTACAGATAAAAAAGCTTATCCTCCGGTGTCATTTCTTCGGTAACATTGGCATCTTCCCAAAAGTCAGTGTAGACGTGTCTGAACTTTGCCACTGTATTACCCCCTATGAGTTGTGGTATAATTCCTGTAGATGTATAGAAGAGGGCTGATGCTGCTACATCAACCCGCTTCTTGTTGCAAAAGCCTATCAAGGTAATCAACGCCTTTAGGTGTAACATAGGTTTGAGGCTTATTGATGACCTGACCGCCCATTTGAATGGGCTTTTCTTTTACTACAAAGTATCCTCGGTCAATATACGTCTGGTAAGGCGTGTTGTTGGACATGAGGATCTTTTTTTGTTTCAAAAACTTGAACAATTTATTTCGTCCAGTGCCTAATGATTTGGCTGCTATACTCATAGTTTGATAGTTTTCACCGCTTATGAATCGATCATGCGCCTCCACTTTCGGACGATTCCGCTCCGCCTCTTCCTGAAGATCAGCTGCTAAACGTAATGCTTCAGAGAATGATTGAGGCACCTGCGGGTTATAACTGCCGTTTTTTCTTATCGATGGCAATACCTCATGTGTTACCCACCGCTTAAATTGCTTGGCTTCCTTTTTGCGACTCCTAAAAATCAAAGAATACAAACCGGATTCATTAACTAGGTTCATTTCTTTGTCGCCAAACTGGGTCGGTATTACCGAGGTAGCTTTCTCATCAGCATCCAACCTGACTACTGCATCATGACTATTCTTAATATCCAATACAGTGCAAACGTCGGCAGCAATAAACCAAACAACGTCATCAATGATTACGGTTCGAACTTGCTGCTCACCATAATTGAAAACTTTTTGTAGTTCGTTCATTAGGCGCCTCCTTTTAAAAGGGCGATGTGGTCCGCCCTCTCCCCTTTATGCAATGATGTACACACTTTCCGCTTCGATTTGTGGCGCCAATGCATGAGAAAGGTACTCTTTTACATTCCTCATCGCTTCTATCTTCCAGGCTCCTCCATCCGCTTCAAACAATGCGCATTCTGGACTATTTGCCCCTGACCTCATCCGGAAGACAAAATCACTTTCTGGCTGATCCACTTCAACGAATGTACGTCGTGGAGCCAAGTTGACCGGATTTGGAACTTTTACGCTCCCAACAGATGCAATGCCAGTCTTAGCGGTAACTGCTTGCGAAGTACCGTCATCTCCTACGGTGCGAACGTTCTCTTCTTTGATGTTGCCGACGATTTTTAACATGATGTCCCGATCTTCATTTTTCACAAAGCAGGACTGCAATTTGATATTAAATTCCTCAGTATCATGAAACCGATCAAAGGAAAACTTAGGAATCATCGCTTCCGCTTGAATGTGGTGCTCTCGCTCTTCGTTGCTGTTGGTTTGAGAGAAGACCTTAACGGAAGTAGGGCTTTCCACATGAATCATTGCAGGTTCAGTTCCATCAAATTCTGATTGTAAGTATTCAACCAGTCCTGACAAACTTCGAACATAAATGCTTTCTGGTGTAGGCTGTTTCAACAATTGAAGCGGCTGGGTGGAATACTCCTGTTTGTTAACGGTGAGAGTTTTTGCCTCCCCGAGCTCGGTTAAATACTTAATTGCTTCTTTTAGCATGATTGCTTGCACAACCTTTCCTTGTTATTTGGATTTTCTTAAGTCATAAATCATATCGCCAGTATCTGTTTTCACACCTTCTTCATCAAAATAGGTCTGGTCCTTGATACGCGACTTTAATTCCTGTCCGACTACCTTTCCATCGTTATCTTGACCGATGACAATGCTGGTCGGTACGCCGACAGCTGGAGCAAGGGTGCTTTTTACTTCAATCACTGTGTCTGCGATGTCCCGGTTATCATTTGGCTTAAACGTGATGTTCATTGTTACTTTCCGTTTGGCGCCAGGGTCTGTATTTTGATCAGCAATGTTATCCAAAATACGTTCCATTTCAGCGTTGAATCTTTCTTGCAAACCGCCATTCGCTAATTTACTCAAATTGATTTCATAATTATTTTCCATTGGTTTCACCACCTTCCTGATGCCTTGCGCATCATCACAGGCAGAAAGTGACATAAGGGAAAGGGGGAGTGAATGAAACAACTTTCTGCCCATGATGACAGGCAAAGCCTGCCAGTATCACCTCCCCACGCTTGTCTGACTAACGTACATGTGGTAGAGTAAATTTATCCAAAGTTTTGTGCTACTTAAGAGTTAGGAGCTCTGAGTAGCTTTTTTTATTTGCTAACATATGAAATGATTTCATCGAAAGCTTGCCGTTGTTCAGCATTAGCTGCATTCTTACTCAACCATTCCAATTTGTTTCTAACGTTCTCTCTTTCTTCACTTGGTTGATAATTTGCCAAAATGACTTTGTCGCCTTCCACATAAACCTCCAATGGATCCTTCTCTTTGATTTCCATCATGCGGCGCAATTCGATTGGAAGCACAACGCGACCTAACTCATCCACTTTTCTTACGATACCTGTTGATTTCATTTACATTTGCTCCTTTGATTAATAAAAATAAGGAACAGTCATCAATACTGCATAGCTCCATAACAGGATCAGCACTCCAACTCCATAGAAAATACGGTCAATTGTTTTATTACTCATTAGCAAAACTCCTTGCAGGAAATTCCTCCCTTTTGTCGAATGGTGTATGTTGGAAAGGAGGTGACATCCATGAGTGAAGCTAGGATAACCTTCAGCAACAATGAAACAATCATAATTAGAGAAGGTGACATTTTTATTCCGGTACAATCAATTGAATTAGATAATGAAACGTCTTCATCAATGGGCAAACATTGTGAAATATGGTCGCATACTCACGATGGCTTAATTCCTTCTATTACTGAACTCCTTTACAAAGGGCAATTCTTTTTTAATATTGAAGATAAAAATACAATCTACAGCACCACGTCGATTGTCAAAGTTGAAAACTTATAGTGAGAAAAGGCGGTTTATTTTAGGGATAAGCCGTCTTTTTCCTTTTCAAATTCAAACTCAACTTCGCGAATGATATCAGTGATGACATAGTTATTACTCCACTTCATTTCTCTTTTGATTTTTAACAGAAAAATATTTGCCTCCTCATAGGTTTTACATTCGGTTCTAACAATCTCAATTAGTTCCTTCTCTAACTCAGCAACCATTCGTTGTGCCTTTTCGAGGAATACTTTCTGTGTATCATTCATCCCCTTCCCCCCTTTCAGTATTTAATTGCAAGGGTTGCATACAGAAAAAACAGACTTAATAAAAACAAGGAACCGTATACCATTTTGGCTTTATGTTCTGTCATGTGCTCCTCGCTCCAGACGCTGTCATATAGATTGTTATCACATCCTGGTATTTCTGATTAAATCTGTCCCGGTTTAGCATGGGAATGTCAAAAGCTGATTCCATATCAGACATGAAGTTGGCCAATCTGATATTCCGGATATATTCGTTACGCAGTTTAAGGATGTTCACCAACCGTCTGGCAAAGGTTGTGATTTCCTTATCTTTATTCATAGTCAGATCCCTCCCTTTTGTTCTTCCAGCCAGGTGAGCAAGAACTGTTTCATCTTCTCAGCCGGAAAATAATACTTACCGCCAAGCTTTACTTTCGGACACCGTTCATCGTAAAAGAAGTGTTCTTTAATAGTGTTCCAGCTCATGCATGTACGTTTTTTTAATTCAGCTGTATCCCAATAGACCAGATCTGCATCGAATTTCTTTACTAACTCCTCGACCTGTTGTTGAATCATTTCCTTGGCTGCATGTTCATTGATTTGAACTTGGAGCATAGAATTCACCCCCCTTAAATAGAATTTAATTCTAGTAATTAACCAAAAAAAATATAGTTGGTAGGAAAATTGTAAACCTCTTCTATTTTTTTCTGTTGAATAGGGGTTACATTACCAGGGCTTCTTTCCCATTTAACTAATGTACCATGGGATATACTAAGTTTCTTAGATGCTTCTGCAATTGTAAGCCCTGCATTTACCCTAGCCGCTTTTAATGTAATCTGTGGAATTTCTTGCTGAAACGTCATTATTCGACCTCCTTTCTGTTTAACATAATACTAGAATTTAATTCTATTGTAAATAGTTAACAAGCAATAAATTCTAGTTTTTTTTATAAAATAATTGCAAACATAGAATAAAATGCTACAATTGAAGTAATATTATAATAAGGAAAATTGAGTTATAGGAGGAAGCAAGGATGACTGATAATGATATGAGAGAAATTATATCTAACAACTTAAAGAGGATCTTAGAAGAATATAACATTACACAAAATAAGTTAAGTAAAATAGCTGGTGTTTCTGAATCAACTGTTGGAAAATGGATTTTAAAAAAATCAGCACCACGTATGGGTGCCATTCAAAGAATTGCTGATCATTTCGATTTGCCGAAAAGCTACATACTTGAAGAAAAGAAAGAAATATTTAATATCCATCCTTTAAGAGGAGAATCAATAAGAATACCTATCCTTGGCACCATCGCATGTGGTGATCCAATTCTTGCTGAAGAGAATATAGAGGGGTACCGCTACCTTCCAGTAGATCAAGTGCCATCAGGCGAGTTATTCAGCCTCACAACCAAAGGAAAATCAATGGAGCCGACCATACCGGAGGGCTCTGAGGTATTGATCAGACAGCAAAGTGATGTGGAAAGTGGAGAAATTGCAGCTGTATTGGTGAATGGTGATTTAGAAGCAACCTTAAAAAGAGTAAAGAAACAAAAAGATAGAATCGTACTAATGCCGGATAACAACGAATTCGATCCTATTTTTGTCGATGAAGAACATCCAGCTCGCATTTTGGGAAAAGCGGTAAGCTATACACATGACTTATAAAAGGAGATGAGTTACATATGGCAACGTTCAGAAAACGAGGGGATAAATGGGAATACAGGGTCGCTTATAAAGACCCTTTCACACAAAAGCATAAATTGAAATCCAAAAGTGGGTTTAAATCAAAAAAAGAAGCACAACTGGCCGCTGCAGTTATGGAAAAAGAGCTAGCCGAGGGATTTGAACGTATAGCTCCTAGTCTCAAAGAGTACTTACATACATGGCTGCATGAATACAAGCAAGGAACTATACGAAAAAACACATTTGATTTGCACCAGGCTAACATTAAGAATCATATCCTCCCCTATTTTAAAAACATTAATATACAAGAACTAAAGCCGATTATGTACCAGAAGTTCATCAACCATCTTTTTGAAAAAGATTATAGTCGCCGGACCATTGAAATAATCCATACTACTATGTTTAATGCTATGAAAAAAGCCAGAACATTGAATATCATACAAACCAACCCTTGTGAAGGTGTAACCATCAAAGGAGAACGTAAGGAAAGAACGATTCAGTTTATAGAAAGTGAAGACATTCCTGTTTTTCTTCGAGAAGCATATCAATATGGATATATCTACTGGTTGTTTTTTAAATTGCTTATTGAGACTGGAATACGGAAAGGGGAAGCAGCTGCTCTTCAGTGGAGTGATATCGACTTAAAACAAAGAACAATTACAATTGGAAAGACACTTGATTTTAGAGCGAAGTCAAAAGAGGAAGTATTCGGAGATCCAAAAACATTCAATTCCAAGCGCAGCATAACGATTAGTCAGAACTTGGCCAAAGACCTACAGGATCACATGAAGATTCAAAACAAAAACAAGCTGGCTATTAATGATTTGTACCACCATAACCTTGATTTAGTGCTATGCAGGCAGGATGGCAACTTTATCCCTAAATCCAGCTTATTCAACGCCTTTTCTCGGATACTGAAAAAAGCAAATATTCCTTCGCTCCCAATCCACTCCCTCAGACATACACATGCTGTTTTACTTTTAGAATCTGGCGCTGATATGAAATACGTCCAGGAACGTCTTGGCCATGGGAGTATTCAAATCACATCGGACGTATATGCGCACATCAGTAAGAAAATTGAAAAGGATGCTATGGACAAATTCGAGACCTATACTAAAGTGTTGCTCGAATAA